GATGCCGGACGCGTCCGCATACCCCATCAGACCCAGGGCGCGACCGAGGGCCTGCGTCATGGCGCGGTCCGGGTCGCGTGTGTCCTTCGCACCCTGAGCGCCTGGCACCGGCGGGCGCAACGCCCTGGTGCCCTGCGCCTGCGCGAGCACCTTCCCGGTTTGCAGGTCGACGACATTGCACCAGCCGATCACGCGGCCGACACCGCCGACCTCGTCCTCGTTGAAGGATTGGATCAGGGCGTAGTCGCAGGCGGGAAAATCCTGCCTGAACGCTTTCAGCTTGTCGGCTACTCGGACGATGTCCATCGGTCAAACCCCCGTGGGAAAGATTTTCACCATCGGGCTGCCAGCCCCGCGGGAAATCTTCACGGGGATTTCCATGCAGTCGGGGCAGGTAACCGGCATATGAACGATCTTCGTGCCGTCTGAGCCGTACCCGTCGTGGACCGAGTATTCGACCTGATCCCTGGGAAGGTCGCACGCGACGCCGGTGGCGATCATCTGGTGGACGAGATGACCGGCCACAGCCAACACTTGGTGATGGCCGACACCTAACTCGGCGGCGATGTCCCGGTACAGGCCGGGGCGGATGCCCGGTTCGAGGGCCGCCGCAATCGCCTGGTCCGTCGTCTGGTCAACTGTTCGTTGCATTACTCAAACCCCCACGGTTCGGTTCCGGGGCTGACCATAGACCATGCGGCCGGCCGTTTCGGCCATACCCCCAAAACGGCGACAGGCCCGCCCAGAAGGGCGGGCCTGTCATGGCGGCCGGGTCTAGCCGCCGCTCGGGTGGTTCTCGATGAATTCGGCGTAAGCCTCCGGCGAGTTCAGGACGATGGTGATCCCGGCGGGCGCATCCGGCCCTTTGCCGATGGTCATGCTGATCGTGCCGACGAGCGTGCCGACGGCGACGAGTAGGCCCGTCACGGCGGCAATCAGCTTGGTCATCTTCGACATGGGTTCGCCCTAGTTGTAGAGGTAGTCGTGACTCCACGAGGTGGTTTCGGGTTCGTCGGTCACTTCACCAGCGATGGGGACGCGTCACCGACGAGGCGCTGCGCTGCAAACCCTTTCAGGGCGGCCAGGACGGCGGCGATACCGGCCACGCCTGCGGCCTGCACGGTCGAAACGGACAGGTCGATGCCGGCCGTGTCAGCGAGCAGCAGCGCCGCGAACGACTGTATGAACGTCATAGCGCAACGCTCCAGGAGGTCCAGGTACTTCTTCATTCGGTGTCACCTTTCGGGGGTGTGCCTTCGAGCTGGAGCGCCAGCTCCTCGATGCGTTTCAGGACCATCGTCGTCCCGTTGAAAACCCAGGTAGCCAGGCCATCGAACCTTTCTTCCATCTCTGGGGTCATCTGTTCGTCATCCTCTTCTGTTGTGCCGTCCGGGAACGGGCCGGGTAGTGGTCCTCTGATAGTCGTCGCTTGATGGTGCCAGGGCTCTCCTGCCACCGTTGTGAAAAGTCCCGAGGCGCGGAGGCGGTCATGCACGTCGCCCCAGTCGAGCGTGCCGTGGTGCGTCAGGTCACATGCATAAACGTACGAATCCTCCTGGGCCATGTGCCAGGAGCCGCGGAACGTGAACCCGCCACGCCGGCCGATGATCCGGTCCGGGTTCGCGGCCAGGTTGAACCCGGCGCGCTTCTCCTTGTACCCCTCGTACAGGTACTCCTGGGCGTCGCGGGTGCGTCCCGCGGACTCTATGCGTAACTGCTCCCGGAGCCGCCTAGAAGCCCTGTACGCGCGGCTCAGGCGAAACGCCAGGAGGGGTTCGAGGAGGTGGACCGCTTCATCCCCGTCGTCGCGGAAACCCTCGAGGTACCCGAGGTCGGCTTCGTATTCCGGGTAGGTCATTCTGCGAGCGATGCGTCCATGAGGGCCTGCCGTTCAGCCCTGATCGCATCCCATGTGGCGACCACATCGGGCGTCCATGTTGCAGCTGCGACAGCGGCGACCCGGTCGGCCTCGCCGCTGGTGTCGTCGCCCGGTTCGAGGACGTGCCGGTGGAACGACCGCGATAGCTCGACGCCGTCCTCAGAGATACACGTCGCTGTGCGGACCTGGATCTGTCCCATCTCCAGGACTTCGATTTTGTCCACCAGGACGGTTTTGCTTAGTGCCATGTTGGGCCTCCTTGTGGGCTATGTGTCGCAGACGTACTGGCCTGTGATGAAAACGTGCGTTCCGGTGTCGATGTGGTTCGCGTTCAGCACCGCCGTCGCCGCCACGCCGCTCTGGTACATCGTGATTGTTGTCGAGTTGGCTTCGATCCACCCGAAGGCCGAGCCTGGGTCGATGTCCGTCGCCGGCGACTCGATGCCGGTGGAGATGTTTGGCCGCTTGTTGACGCTGTAGGAACCCGTATTGGTGTTGGTGAACGGCAGGCCGCCTAACGACCACGCCCCCGAAGGGGAACTCGCTGTCGTGAACTCGATCTGCCCCATGATGAAAACCCTGTTACCGATCTTCGTATATTTCAGGGTGTCGCGCACGGTGTCCACGGTGAGGGTGCCCGACGCGACCGTCGCCGTAACGTCGAAAGTGCCCTCCTCGTAATCGTCCAAGGTCGTCGCCGAACTGCTGTTGAGTCCGTCGAGGGAAATGCCACCGCCCGAGGTGGTGAGAGACAAGGTGGTGCCGTCGTAGGTGGCGGTGGACTCGGACACGATTGACGAGGACGAGCCGTAGGTGCCGATCCCGTTGGCGGTCGACCCGGACCATGACAAGCCCGCCACGGCCGCCGTCGTCTGCGTCGTCGCATCCGAAAACTCGAGGCCGCCCGAATCCAGCACGATCCGGTTGTTTGTCAGGTCCATGATCATCGGCAGGATCTCGCCGGTGTCGCCCGTCATGCCTTCCTTGATTAGCGCGACCATGAAGTCGCGGATGAGTTCCTGCTCGGCAGCTGTCAGGACCGCGCCGGCCGCGAACGCACCCGGAACGCCGGAGAATGTCTGCTGGGCCATGTGTGCCTCCTACGGGGCCATCTTGTTGATGTTCAGGATGCCGTCGATCGTGCTGTCCAGGATGAAATACTGTTGGTCGCCGGACCCGGACGTGTTCAGGCGCATAGTCCACCCCATCGGCGTGATGTCGTGCATGACGCCCTCGATGCGGACGATCCGCTGCTGCGCGGTGCCGGCACCGACCGGGGTGAACGACACCTGGATCCCATCCCAGATGCCAAGTTTGGCGACGGCCTCCGCCTGGGCTTCGCTCATGGATCGTGGCATGCACGTCAGCTGTGACACCCGTAACGCAGGCGTCGAATACAGGAGGACGAAGTTGGTGGCGGCTGATTCGACGTCTGCGTCGTTCAGGTTCAGCAGGTTCCGGCGCACAATCGTGCGGATGCCGTAAAGCGCCTGCCTGGGTTCGTCGTTGACGATCTGGTCGGTGCCCGTCGACCCGGCGTACACACTCCTGGTGAACAGGATCTCCGACCCATACGTCGTTTTCAGTGCGGTCATAGGCGGCTGCGTGTCGTTGCCGCCGGAACCGATGAACGTCAAACCGGTCGGCGTCGTTCCCGCATACCGCTTCTTATACGTCATGACGTTGCCGCGCTTCGTCGAGGCGGCCGCAGCGCCACCCGGTAGGCCGTGGCGGCAGTAGATCGCACCGTCCTCGGACTGGGCGAGCCGAGCCGTGTACGTCGCTGTCTGGAGGCCGGCGACGGTCTCGGCGGCCATGATGATCGTCGACGTGTCGATATCCCGATCCAGCGGCGACGATTCGTCCGGGTAGGCGACCTGGGCGTTGTCGAGTATCGCCGTGAACCTCGCCGAACCGACCTGCTCGACGAAATCGACGTCGTTCAGCTCGGTTTTCGCCAGGGTGGACAGGCCGTCGGAGCATTTCAGGATCACCGTCGAATCGGTTCCATCCGGGAAAAGTACGTCGGTGTCGTCGATTTTGCCGCGAAAAATAGTTGTCGGCTGCGAAGCCGAGTTGAGGAACACGTTGACGCGCACCTCGGCGTTGATCCACTGGGCGTCGCCGTAGGTGCCACCCCCCAGCGGCGAGTAGGCGTTGTCCTGATTATTCAGACTGATACTGCATGTGCCGGCCGTGAACACGTCCTGCACTCGGGACCGGCCGACGTTGATTTTGATGGCGCGCACGTCGGCGGCCAGGTCACGACGCGCCCCATCGAGAAACACGTGAACGACGAACGTCGGGTCGGCCACTACTGCGTCCACCAGTCGGGCAGCGGCCCATTCATGTCAATATACTTGCCCATGTTTTCAGCCACCTCGCTCGGTGACACCCCGGTGATGTTGAAATTGTTTTCGATCTTGTCGATCTGCGTGTTCGGTGGCCCACCCGCCGACAGGAACCTGGACAGGTCGCCGCCGCCCGACAGGAGGGCGAGGGCTGCGCTGCCTGACAGGCCCGTGGTGGGGCTGACCGCCGATAGGTCCACGGGCCGGAATCGGCCGCCCGGGCCGCCAGGTTCCATGCCCTCAGCAGGCGGAGCGAAGTCTGCCGGGTCGCCTCGGAACACGTCGACGGTGCTTTCGCTCGGGGAGAACGCTCCTTCCATCGCCAGGCCCGCTTCGATCGAATCCATGAGCGCGCCCAGGGCCGCACCGCCTGGCATGTTGACACCGGGGCCGGTCGTACCGAGCCCCTCCACCGCGAGGGCGGCGAACGGGTCAGGTACCGGGCCGGGCCTCTGACCCCGGTCGTCGAGCGGCCTGTCGAACGCGGCCGCCCCAGCGGCCTGGAACGCGGCTTCGAGGTCGCGCATCTCCTGATCAATCTCGACGTTGCGCCATCCGCCGAAGAACTGCTGCCACCACCAGACGCTCGCGGTCGCCCCCTGGCCGATCGCCTGCTGGTGGAACGGGCCACCCACCGCTGCGACCTCTTCAAGCGCGGTAGCCAGACTGCCGCCGACATTGTCGCCGAATCCGACGGAGAACGTCGCCCCGAACACAGCGCCGGCGTTATACACGCTCGGATCCTCGGCGAAAGCCTGAACGGCCGGCATTACTTCTTCATTCAGGTGCGTAACAATTGACGTGAACGCCGGCAGGAGTGCCGCGCCGATCGTCGTCTGGATCTTGTCCCACTCGCCGGCGAGGAGCTTCGACTGGTTCGTTGCCGAATCCGCCGTGCGGGTGAAATCACCCATCTGAATGCTGGTCTGTTCGAGGATCAGCTCGTATGCGGCGAGCGCCTTCGTCTGAGGCGTCAACGCCTCCTTCGTGCTGCTAATGATGCCCGTTTCGAGGGCTTTCGCTTTCAGCGTCGCAGCGTCGAGGAGGACACCGAAGCGGCGCAACGGCTCCGACTCGCCCCGCAGGCCGGCCTGGATCGCCGTCAGGGTTTCCTCGACGGATGCGTCGTTGAACGACGACATGTCGCCGGCGAGGCCGACCAGGGTTGTCGCCATCGACGCCGAATCCGCTTCGGTCATACCCAGGGCGGACCCCAAAGTGCCGATCACCCCGGTGGCTTCCAGGGCGGCCCGTTCGGTGACACCGAACGCGTGCAGCGACTTCGACGCGAAATCTTCGACCGCGGCGGCGGACTCGCCGAACACGACGCGATTCTTCGACAGGGACTCCTCCATCGAGGCGGCCTTGTCGATCATCGGCTTCAACGCGGCGGCGGCACCGATCGCGGCACCGCCCAGGACTCCGAAGCCGATGCCGGCCATGCGCGTTGCGCGCATCAGCCGGTCCGACATCAGTGCCGAACCCTTGCCGACCCGCTTGAAAGCCTTGTCCAGCGACTTCGTACGCCCGACGAAGTTGACCGTCAAAGTGCGCGTCGGGGATGCCATTACCTAGCCACCTTTCTGAGCACCTTCTCGATGTTGGCCGTGAACTCTTTTTTGATGAAGCCGTGCAGCTTGTGGATCGTCGGGAACAGGACGTAGCCGCCACGACGCTTGATCGGGAACTGCATCGTCTTTTCGGTGCGGCGGCCGCCGAACTCGGCTCCCATGACGAACTGGCCGGATGCCGGCCGGTTCTTGCGACGCGACACCGCCGCCTTCCTCGCCCCGCCGATCTTCACCTTCGGAACGGTGCCCTGGACGGCTCGCAGCGACGGCACGATCGTTTCGTACTGTTGCGCCGACCAGATCGTTCGGGCGCGCCGTTTCATGTCGACGACGACCTTGTCGGCGATCACCTTGTTGCCCTGCGCGATCGCCTTCTTCGTTTCGGCTGGTGCGAAACGTAGCTCGCGGAGGAACTCGTCGAGGCCGTACATTTCGGCGGCGACCATCGTCCGGTTTCCTGACGTGCGTCGTGCCATTACCGTCTGCGCCTCGCAATCTCGACCTGTTTGGCCTGCTCGTCGGCCTGGTACTCCAGGACGCGCCACAGGGCGTTCAGCACCTCCGGCGGGCAGTCGAGGAGCTGCATGGGGCCTATCCCTGTCCGAACCGCCAAAGCGGCCACCTGGACGGTCAGGGAGTCCCAGCCAAAGGGAGGTCGTCGTCCTCGCCGATCGCTTCGATGTCCTCCAGGGCGTCCAGCCAACCGTCGAACGGTTTCACGGACCCGCCGTTGTTCTGCGCGTCCCGCCACGCCGCCTGATGTGCAAGCCAGGCGAGATGTTCCACGCGAACCTCGGCCATCGCCTTACCGATCCCGACGCCCCATTTGCGTTCAAAGGCGACGATGACGGCCGGGCCGGCAGTCAGGACCGCTTCGGTGCCGTCGTGGCAGATCCGCAGCGTGATCTTCATGCTGTTCTTCATGCGTCTGGCCCCCCTCGCCTGTTAGCTGGTTGCCCGTGTGAGTGCCCCGGATACGGGCCACGACACCGACGCGGTGCTGAGACTCCCCACGTCGGCCGATATGGGCGTCAACGAAGTGACAAGCGCCGAGCCGGCATAACTGGGATTCGTAGCGCTAACAGACGCGCTGGTCGGCTTGAACACGAACGCGGTCGCTGTCCCGGCCAGGCCGTTCAGGGTCGCGTCGACCTCGCTGGCGGCGAAATCGAGGTTGAATGTGATGTTCAGCGTCGCATCGCCTAGGCCGGCGATCCTCGTGCGAACCGCGTCGCCGAACGCTGTGGTTTCGACGTCGTCGTACGAGATTTCGAGGCTCGCGCTCGTCATTTTGTCGGACAGGTCAACGCCGCCGATCGTGAGGGTGGCACTCGCGCCACCGATGAGTTCTGCCATTGTTCAGCCCTCCTGTGGGCGCTTGCCGCCGGTCAGGTGACCGCCGTCGATTAGACGCTGAGCGTCCTCGTCCGACATATCGGACGAGAACGTCGAGCCTGGTTCGTGACCGTCGACGGCATGGTTGCCGACGACCGTGTATTCGTGCTTCTTCTTAGGCATCAGGCCCACACCTCCAGGGTGAACGAACACCCCATGTAGTCGGTTTCATTGACGGGAATCAGCCCGTAGTCGGTCATGGTCGACAGCTGACACGTCGCACAGCTCCCGTCGAGGGTCAGGTCGCCGCCGATGAGCGCCTTCACCGACCCGGAACCGGACACCAGACCGTCGAGGAGCGTCTGGTTCGCAGCCGGGTCGAAGCGTTGCGCTATCACCGTGATCGTGAAAGTGAGCAGCTCCAAGCCGTTGCCGAACGCCTGGTCGAACGTGACCGATTGCAGGTCGATGACCGCGCACGGCGGGCTGACCGTGTCCGGCATCGTCGCGGCGATCTGCACGAACGTCGACGACGTCGCCAGGCGTGTTTTGATGCCGGCGCGGATAGCCGCAATGTCGGCCATCAGGCGACGCCGGCACGACGGTAATCCATCAGCAGGTGGGCGATGTCCGGGTCGGACCGTGAAACGCGTACCGGGCCGAAATCGCCGACACCTATTACGCCCATCGGGGATGCCTTCCTCGAATAGAGGCGGCTGGCGAGCATCAGCGCCGATTGTTTGATCGAGTCGGGGACAGCCGGCCACCCCCATTTCGCGGTGACCTCGACGGATGCGAGGCCGTCGCCGTAAACGGGGAACGTGTACGACCCGACAGCCCGCAGGTTGTTCACCGACCGGCCTTTTACCAGGTTGTTCAACGGTTCGGCCTGGATGTCTGTCGACGCCCAGGTGGTATCGAACGTCCCGTCGCCGGACGTGTCCGTTTTGACGACGAGGCCCGTCAGCGTCGAGATGTCGTCGGTAACGGCCAGGTAAGGCTGGGCGCGGTATGTGCGGGCCGACGCGGACCCGGCAGCGGTGAACACCCGACCGCACAGGTCATCTATCGACTCCTCAGCCGAGTCGATGGCGAGGTTCAGGAAGTCGTCGTCGGTCGAACCGGTGATCCCTAACGCCGATTTCAGCTCGGAAAGGGCGACGTAGGAACCCACGGGCTCTACTTCTTCGCTGCGGGCTTCTTCGCCGCGGGCTTCTTCGCCGCCGGTGCGGGTGCCGGTTTGGCGATGCGTGACCCGGCCTGCTTCTCAGCGAGGTGGTCGAAACTCGACTGGTCTGGCATGGTTCTCCGTTCTGTGGGTCACCCCACGGCAGGCGGGCGGTGGCCGGCCTGCCGTGGGGTT